ACCGTGCCTGCGGGCACCAATGGGGCCACCCAGCTTGCTCCCGGTATCGATATCTCGGCTCTGGCCTATGACGACCTCAAGGACGTGGCTCCTGAGGACGTGGGCAGTCGTCGTCCCCTTGGGCCTACTGAGCCTACGGACAAACCGAGCAAGCCCAGCAAGGCCGACCTCGTAACTGAGAAGCTGATTGGCGGCGCTAACCTCATCCCTAACCGGGCGGGGCAGGCTCCTGACATTACCGTTGACGTGCAGGCACAGGGCGCTGCTAGGGCAGAGGTCAAGGAAAACGCTGCGGTCGGTTTCGTAGATCGGGTCAAGGCAGCAGTTGATAAGAACTGGGTGCTTAACCAGATCGTCCGTGGCATGGATCGGGAAGCCTTCGATGAAGACCCGGCCTTCCATGACCAGTATGTCAAGAACATCGATCAGTACGATCAGTTGAACGGCGTTGACGACACTACTCCTGCGGAGCGTAATCAGCTTCGCCAAGCTACCAGCCAGCGAGACTACCTGCGGATTACTGATGAGCTTCTCGCTCGTCGCCAGCAGGACAAGATCATCAACAGCAACGGCACCGGTATGGCTTTCGAGCTCGGGTCGTCTCTGGCTGACCCTGTGGGATGGCTGGCTACGGCAGGCGTCGGTAAGATCGGGCAACTGGGCTTTAAGAGCTACACCTTGGGCCGCGCAGCGGTTGAGGGTGCGATTGTCAACGAGGGGTTCACGGCGGCGCTCGACTTCTCGGGCGTGAAGCAGGACGCCTCAGACTACGCCATTTCCGGGGTCGCGGGCCTCGCTCTGGGCGGGTTGCTGTATCCCGTGACCAAACCCTCCGGGGCGCTCGATACGAGCCTGACGGAGCTTACAGGCGGCATGAAGGCGCAGGCTCGGGCCGAGGCGGTCGACACTCTCGATCAGGCTAAGGGTGCGCTGCCCGCCGATGCTACTCCTGACCAGATCGTCCAGAAAGTTCGGACTATCCAGACAGACCGGGTTCGCTCGGACGTGGAAGCTAGTCTAGCTGATGTTGGCGATGAGAGCAAGTTTCTGTCCGCTGATGAGGACTTGATCCTTACTGCGGATAAGTCGGTTCGCAATGCTCAGATTACTAAGTCTGGGCTGGATGCTATTGACGATGCGGGCGAGCGGGCACTAGTGGCAGAAGTTACTGCCCGGTCGGAAGCTATCGTAGCGGCCAATCCCATCAACGAGGCTGGGCTGCAAGGCCGCGTTCTCTCGTCGGTTGGGCAGGAAAGCACGGGGCTTACGCTACTCAAGTCGAAGTCTCCGGTTCTACAGGCTACTGCCATGCAGTTGCTTGAAACTACCACGGGTGCTGGCGGTCGTCGCCGTACTGCTGCTATGTCTCAGGTTGTCCGTGAGCGTGTGTACATGCGCCACATGATCGAGTATGAGCAGATGTTCAACCAGTGGCGTAAGGCCGAAGGGGTAGGGTTCATCGAAGCCCACTTGAAGCAGGATGCTCGTCGCCGGTTTGACCGTGACGTGTTCTTTGAGGTCGAGAAGCGAGCAGGCCAGAAGCCGGGTTTCCGGGCCACTGACAACAACGCTGTAGCAAACGCTGCGGATGCTTGGGAACGTGGTATGGCACAGATGGCGCTTGAGCAGCGGCACGTAGGCACGTTGGGCGCACAGCGCCTGCCGGAAAGCTCGACGGGCTACATGCGGCACGTTATCGATAGCCGTCAGGTTATGCGGATGAATGACAGCGAGCGGCGCACGGTTGAGGGTATCCTTGCGAAGCAGTTCAATGCCATGAACGAGTATAGCTACATCAATAAGGCTGGGGAGAAGATCACTAAGACGTTTGATCCTGAGTTCAGCCGCAAGCTGGCTAAGAGCTACCTAGTCAAAGCTATGCGCCGAGGCAACGGTAGTTTCGACGTTCCGGTCAACATTCACTCCACTCAGTCTGCTGAGATTGTCTCTGATGCCCTCAAGGGATTGCAGGGACTGGACACGTTGGAGAAGGAAGCTATCCTTGGCAAGTTCAGCCGGGGTGGTGCAAGCTATACTAAGGGGCGGCTCAAGCTAGACCTGTCGGCACCAATCGGTGAGGGCAAGGTACTGGGTGATCTGTTCCGTCAGGATATCTCTGGACTGTACCGCAGCTACGCTCGTCGGGCTTCGGGCGAGGTCGCACTTGCTCAGTATGGCATCTACGGCCAAAAGGGCTTGGATATCCTTAGAGAGGCTGCTGAACGCACGGGGGCCTCGGCCAACGAGCTAAAGGCGTTCGATCAGGTTGCATCGGAGTTTCTCAACACTCCCTATAAGAACGCTACTCGCCACGCATTTATGGACAATGTGCGAATTGCCACGTCTGCTGCTCGTCTGGGCGGCATGGGCTTTACGCAGGTAGGTGAGAGTGCTAACGGCCTAGCGGCTGTCGGCGCTGCCCGTGTCATGTCGTCTGTCGGTTCTATGCCGCGCCTCGCAAAGGAAATCTCTGCGCTGGCCAAGGGCAAGACGGTGGACAATCCTATCTTGAACTCTGTGGACACTCTTGGTGGCCATCTGGGTATGGATGGGTATCAGATGACGCGTATGTTCGATATGCCCGATAATGAGGTCCAGTTGTATAACGACCAGACGGTCGGGATGCTAGGACGATCCCTCCGGGGTGGTAGCCACATGGTCGCAGTTGCCTCTGGGCATCGGATCATTGCAGCAACTCAGACCCGTGGCATGGCTGAGCAGATCATCCGAAAAGCGGTCCAGCATATCAGGGACAACAAGGAGAGCAAGGCGCTTCTGGACATGGGCTTCACGCCTGAGATACAGGCCGCTTTCCGTGAGAACATGAGTAAGATCGCTAAGTTCGACAAGAACGGTAAGCTCACCAGTCTGGATATCATGGCCGGCGATATTGAGCCTAACCTTGTCATGTCGTTCCGTGACAGCGTGGAGCGTGGTGCAGGCCAGATCATTCAGCGCACCTATACGGGTGAGACTGGGGCATGGGCGCATAACGACTTCCTCAAGCTCCTATTCCAGTTCCGCACGTTTTCGATCACGTCTATCGAGAAGCAGTGGGGACGCAACCAAGCGAACTACGGTGCGCTCAAATCGTTTGCTATGCTGATGGGCGCTATGTCCTTTGCACTGCCTATTCACATGGCCCGCTTGCAGGTTCAGATGGTAGGTAAGTCGGAAGCCGAGAGGCAGAAGATGGCAGACGAGCGTATGAGCGCAGTAGCTCTTGGGCGGGCTACGCTGAACTATGCATCCTCGGCGGGCCTACTGGGCGACGTTCTGGACGTGTCGGCGGGCTTCGCCAACAACATCGGAGTGCTGGACGACGACCTTGCTACGGCCTTCACTGGCGGCGGGCAGGGGCGGCAGAGCGCATCCGGCCTAGTGCCGGGGATCGGTATGGCCGATGACCTGATGAAGGGCACCGTAGGGGGCCAGTTCGGCAAGCTGCCTAAGCTGCTGCCGGGAAGTAACCTTCCGTTCGTGACGCCGCTTGTAAACGGCCTGACGCCGGATGACGATAAGTAATTGGGTAGGGCTTCGGCCCTACCCGTTTCCAGTACCGTCTTGCATAAGGATTAGAAATGGCTGATACAGACCTGTACAGCATTAACGTCTTCCCCGGTAACGGGACGCAGACTAACTTCGAGATTAGTTTTGCTGGCGGCTATATCAGTCGTGACCACGTTAAAGCCTATACACGAGTAGGTCAGGGTGTCGCAGTCGATACTGCACTTACTTGGCTTACTGACAATACTGTGCGGGTTGCTCCGGCACCGCCAGTCAATTCAGCCTTGGTTGTGTACCGACAGACGCCTAAGGATAAGCCGCTGGCTGACTTTAGCAACGGCGCGGTGCTGACCGAGACGAGCTTGGATATCAATGCCAAGCAAGCGGTGTTCATCGCCGCAGAGGCGCAGGACAACGGCGCAGAGCGGATTGAGAACGTAGAGAAGCAGGCGATCAAGTCTCCTACGGGAGGCACCGTGAGCGCAGGCTTTGTGTACATTCAGCCCAATGGTCAAGCTATTGGGCAAGATTTTCTCAATGTAATCAAGAGCGCCCTACCTGTCTATGACGACGGGGCTTGGGGCGGTAACACCAACGATGATGGAGTTTGGGGCTAATGGCTCGACGTATCCTTCCTCACGCACCGGCCCCTCTCCTGACTGATGCCATCTTGGCTATGGGCGAAGTCGTTGTCGATGAGACTAACAGTGAAATTCGTGTAGGTAACGGCGTCACTCCCGGCGGCGTTAGCGCAGTTGCAGGCGCTGAGGCGGTCATTGCACAGATCGCTTCTGCTGACGGCGCAAGCCGAGTAGGCGTAGGCGGCGGTCGGACCCTCGCTCAGAAACTGGGTGACACGGTTAGCGTTAAAGACGCGCCGTTTAATGCCAAGGGCGATGGCGTTACCAATGATGCTCCGGCTTTTCAGGCAGCTATCGACTATCTTGCCTCGATTGGCGGCGGCACGGTTGAGGTTCCTAAGGGCACCTACCTTCTTAACCGAAATGGGACGGTCACTGATATGTATGGCGCGAGTGCCGTATGTGTTAAGCTGAACGCGCCTAATATCACGCTGCGCGGGGCAGGCAAGCTGCTCAAGGGCACCAATGCTAACGCGGTGCTGCTGCATATCAGTGCGGCTAACGTGACCGTGCGGGATATCGGTATCGACGGCGGTAGCCAGTCTACTGCGTACTTTGTCAATGACGAGGTTCGCATTGTCAGTACTGCGTCTAACACGCTGGTCGATAACATTACGATCTGGAAGTCGAGCGGCGGCGGCGTAGCAGTTTTGGGTTCGCCTGATGCTATCGTCCGCAACAGCAAGATTTTCAACGTTCGTGATAATAGCGTTCTGGTTGCCGAGCCGGGTGCTGATCGCTGTCAGGTCTTGGATAATCGGCTTATCGGTACGCTGGCACAGAACAACGTATATGTCACCGCCTCGTCTGGCAGTGCTGACGTTCCGGGCAAGGTGTACGACACGCTGGTCCGGGGCAACTTCTGCCGGGGAAGCGGCGATACCTGTATCGAACTCGGTATGGGTTCCTCCCGGTACACAGTGGACGGCAATAACCTTGCTGGCTCTGCCAACCCTCCGATCCTGCTGCGTGACAGCCAGTTCGGCGTAGTGTCCAACAACCAGATCGATCCGACTGGCTGCACGGATGCTATCGCGGTCTTGCGCCTGCACAAGCCTAACTCGTTCCCGTACCATGTTACTATCAGTGGCAACGTTGTCTCAGGCATCCCTAATCGTTCCGGCGTCTACATCGGCGGCTCTAACATTGTGCTGGATAATAACCAGTTCCTGTTGCGCCCTGAGAACTACGCTTGGGCTACGGGTCTTCCGGCTGGACCGGATGCGGGCAAGGTAAGCAGCGACTTCGCGGCTACCGCTTTCTGCTTGGAAGGTGGCGGTGATGTTATTCAGGACGTGTCCATCACCAATAACAAGGTGCTGGGCTATGCCGGTGGCGTAGCATTTAATTACGGCGATATTCCTGCAACTCTCAAGAAGCGGATTGTCGTGCGTGGTAACACGTTCAAGCGAGTAGCTAAGGCTATCGGTGCATATGTCGCAGTTCTTGACCGAGGCTGTATCATCGAGAACAACGACTTTATCGATGTGACCTATAGGGTCTTTGAGCTAGTCGGAGCCACGTTGACGCCTACTGCGGCTCAGAAGGACGCATGGCCCCGCATTAGCGGAAACCGCATCTATCAGGTTGCTTATCCCGATGTTCAGCCGAGCATTTGGGAAGGCTATTCGCCTCAGGATGCAGTTGTCGATAGTGCTGCTATTCAGGTAATGCAGGTTCCTGAAAGCCAGTATGACTTTGCGGGTATCGGTACTCGTGCGGCGCTCAAATCTGCTCGCCTGACTATTAGGTTCCCTGATGGTCAGACATGGGCAAGCTACCAGCTTAACCCGTATGCTTCGGTAGATGCGGATAAGGTGAAATTGCTTGGCGGCTCTGCGGATATGTTTGCAGGTTCAGATGGCTTTGCTGGATGGGCCTTGGTCGTATCTGGGGAAGGCGTTGGCTTACAGCGCCGTGGAGCCAGCACTGGGAACGCTTACCGGGCGTTCTATTACACCATCACTAACTAAGGAGAAAGCCGGTGGCGGCATCTGAAACCGCCCTCGGGGCGCTACACGTCAAAGTAACGGAAGTGTTGACCGAGGCTCTGGATGGAGACACCATCCCCGGTTACACGGAGGAAAACGAGGCTACGGGAGAAGTGACGGTCGTTCCTGATCGGAAGCTCCCGCCCTCGGCGGCTATCATCGCTGCGGCGACGAAGTTCCTCAAAGACAACAACATCACCTGTGCGCCCTCCGAAGATAATGCGGTTGGCGACCTTGTGGCTAAGCTGGCTGCAAAGCAGAAGGCTCGGGCTTCCCGACTGGAAATGGCTGACGCTCGCAAGGACATGGGCTTCCTCAACGGGTTGCCTAACTAATGGCTATGCGGGAGGGCGCTGACGCTGCTCTCCTGCGCTGGCGGACGTTAAACGCAATCCAAGAGCACTACGCTCAGTTCGACCCGTTCCTGTTGGACGTGATGGACCTACTGGGTTTCGATACGTCCCCGGTGCAGCGAGACATTGGATCGTTCCTGTGCTACGGCCCAGAGAACATTATGATACAGGCGCAGCGTGGTCAGGCTAAGACCACTATCACTGCGGCCTTTGCTGTCTGGACGTTGATCCAGAACCCTTCGGCCCGTGTGCTGATCCTGTCCGCAGGTGGTACGCAGGCTAACGAAATCTCTACCCTTATCGTCCGCATCTTGATGACGATGGAGGAACTCGAATGTCTGCGACCAGACCAGTCTAACGGCGACCGTACCTCGGTTGAAGCGTTCGACGTGCATTACACCCTCAAGGGTATCGACAAGTCGCCTTCGGTGGCCTGTATCGGTATCACGGGTAACATGCAGGGTAAGCGCGCCGATCTGCTCATCGCAGACGACATCGAGAGCGCAAAGAACTCTAAGACTGCTCTGATGAGGGAGCAGCTAATGGACCTCACACGCGACTTTACCTCGATCTGTACCAATGGTCGGATCGTGTACCTCGGTACGCCTCAGTCGATGGAGAGCGTCTATAACACCTTACCGGCTCGCGGCTTTACTGTCCGCATCTGGCCGGGACGCTTCCCTAACCCTGAGCAGCTTGAGAACTATGGCGACCATCTGGCCCCCTATGTTCGTAACCGCTTGCTACAGGATGCGGGTCTAGCCTTCGGTGGCGGTATGCTCGGCGATCAAGGCCAGCCTATCGATCCCACCTATATCGGCGAGGACACGCTACAGTTCAAGGAATTGGACCAAGGCCCGTCTTACTTCCAGTTGCAGCACATGCTCAACACGAAGCTGGCGGATGCTGCCCGGTATCCCCTCAAGGTCGATCAGATCGTGATGATGCCGCTCGGTGGCGAATACTACCCTCTTGAGGTTGCCAGAGGCTTCGGCGGAGGCAGCTTACAAGACATTGCCATTCATAATACGGCCTATAGGATTAACACCCCTGCCAAGCTCAGCGAAGACGTTGGTAAGCTACAGGGCAAGGTTATGTACGTTGATCCTGCGGGCGGTGGTAAGAATGGCGACGAAACCGCATACGCGGTCACTGGGTTCCTCAATGGCAACATTTATGTGCTGTCGCTGGGCGGCGTACCCGGTGGTTACAATATCGAGCAGATGACCACGTTAGCCGAAATCGCAGAGCGGTGGCAGGTGAATAAGGTCATTGTCGAGAAGAACATGGGCTACGGTGCTTTCACCGAGGTCTGGCTTCCCGTACTGCGGCAGAAGTATGAGTGTGCCGTAGAAGACGACTTCGTGACCGGGCAGAAAGAAACCCGCATCATTGAGACGCTTGAACCAGTAATAGCCCGAGGATCGCTCATCCTCAACCAGTACGTCGTTGATGAAGACAGGGAAACGCTTTTGCGCTACCCGTCTGCTCAGCGACAACTCTACAGCTTCTTTCACCAGCTTAGCAAGATCACCCGAGAAAAGGGTTGCCTAAACCATGATGACCGTGTTGACGCGCTTGAGGGCGCTGTTAGATACTGGCAGAAG